CATCATCAATAATATACCTTATTCTGGAAACGTGCCAATATGATAATGAGCGGGGAGGAGCGAGGCGGGGCCGGGGTGACGTGCGGTGACGTGGGGTGACGCGGGGTGGCGCGAGGGCGGGCGGGCGAAGGGCGTGTGTGGGAAAGTGAAAAGGCGCGCGGAAGTGACGTTGTGAGACTGAAATTGCGGAAGTGCTGACGGCGCTGGATTTTCGCGGGTTTTGTGGGTGTGGGTGAACTTTGGTCGTGGGTGGTGCGGTATTAGCGTCATTGGGTGGAGTGTATATATAGCTATAGGCTGTTGGGTGGATTTTAGCTCGATTTTTTCGTGGCTGTTTACGCGGTAAGACGGGGCAATGGCTGATGAACATATTTATGTGCATTTGCTGGGACGACGGGCCTTTTTGCCCCAGCAACAGGGTTATTCTAATATGTATGTGCTTTTTTCACCGGAGGATTTTGTGATTGCTCCCAGAGGGATTGTTTTGCTGTCTTTGCAGCTGTCGTTGGATATTCCCGCTGGGTATCTGGGACGTTTTTTTTCTGTAGCGGATATGAATGTGAGGGGGGTATTGCTCTGTGCTCAGGAGATCCAACCGAGTACATGGTGGGAAGTCTCTGTTGTTCTTTTTAATCATTCGGATGAATTTTACCGCGGTTCCCGGGGACAGCCGGTTGCTTGCCTGCTGCTGGAGCGTGTCATATATCCCACCGTTCGCCAGGCTTCTTTAGTTTAATGATTCTTTTTATTTTAGGTCAACATGTATCTGAGCCGCCCTATTTTTTTTGCTGTGCATATTCCCGCACAGTTGCTTCAGTACTTGCACGAACTGAATATAGAAGTACTGGACTTTTTAAAGGAGCAGCTTAGTGATTTTTGGCTGAACATTTTACACTGTGTTACTCCCATTCATCAGTTTTGCTACTCGGGAGCGGTTCTAGTGAGTTTGGCGCCATCCCTGGAACTTTTGTGCTGCGTAGCCACACCTGATTTAGTTCCTAGCGCGGAGTTAACAGATTTAGTCGGCGCAGATCTATTTAATTATTTGCAAATGACTTTGCGGATGGAGATTCGCGATCGCGGAGAGCAACCTGACCTGGGTCTGTTAAATCTGCTGCAGGTGTCTCAGGAGCCCGATATCTTGCAGTCATGATGGTGTGTCTACGCATGGCTATAGAGGGCGCCCTTTCGGAGCTTTTTAATATGCACGGCATGAACCTTCAGACTATTTGCCGCGACATCATTCGCGAGTGGAGAAATGAAAATTACTTGGGCATTGTACAGTCCTGCAGCTTGATGATCGAAGAGTTTGATAATAACGCTTTTGCTTTGCTGGTGTTTGTGGAAGTGCGGGTCCAGGCTCTTTTGGAGGCCGCGATTGATAGCCTGGAAAATCGCATAATGTTTGATCTGGCTGTTAAATTCCATCAGGGCTCCGGAGGCGACCGTTGTCATCTTCGGGATCTTCATTTCGACCCGTTGGTGAATCGCTTGGAATAACATGCCTCTTCCGTGTCTTCCTCCACCTCCAGTGTGTCGGGATAGATCAGGCTGTCTGTCTTGGTTGGAACTCGCCCTCACTACGTGTTTGGAACTGTACCGAGACATCTGTAGGTTTGAGGTGTGCATCGCCCCGGAGGCCGAGAGGGATCTGTGTGGATTACAAGAGTGGTTGCACTTTGCGTTGAGGAGGGAGCGTGAGCGACGCAGGGACCGGCGTTACTTGGAGACGTGCTGGCAGCGGACGTGGTTCTGCTACTACAAGTACGAGGAAGTGCGTCGGTCCCTGGTCTACGATGCAACGCGACAGACGGTATCGCTGCAGACTGGCTCCTTACAATCGTCACCAGCTACCACCTTGTGAGGACCGCGGCAGTGCTGTTGTAGAGGAGAACTCTCGGTACTTAGAATGTGAAAATATGAACATGCACAATGTTAGTGAGGTGAGGAGTATACCATCTTGTATTAGCTTTATTGTACTGCAGGAGTGGCCCGTGTATTGGGATTGTATTTTAACGGCCTGGGAAAAACATGTGATGAAAATGTATATGAAAGTGTGTATCTGCTGTGCCACGTTAGATCTGGATTTCCATCAGACCATTAGGGGTTATGAGAGATGGATTATTCACTGTCATTGTAACTCTCCCGGTTCTCTTCAGTGTAGAGCTGGTGGGGCGGTGTTAGCTAATTGGTTTAAAATGGCTATCTATGGCTCCCTGATAAATGTGAGGTTTCCCTGGTACAGGCAGGTGGTGAACAGGGGTTTGCCCCGGGAGGTTCTGTATGCGGGTAGCATGTTTGTACGCGGCAGACACCTGATTTATGTTAAAGTAAGGTTGGACGGACACGCGGTGGCGCTGTTGGAGCGAATGAGCTTTGGCTGGAGCGTGTTCAGCTATGGGATCATGAACAACCTGATTGTGATGGTGTGCGATTCTTGCCGGAATCTCAGTGAGATTCAGATGCGCTGCTGCGCCAGACGCACTCGTAGACTGATGATCCATGCTGTGAGGCTGCTGGACAATCTAACTTCTTACCAGCCTCACAGGAGTCGCACCGAGAGGTTCAGACAGCGCCACCTGCGTGGTTTAGTGGAACATCATCGCACCTTTACTCTGTCTGAGTTTGATCGGGGAGATAACCCGTGGAGAGCCTGAACCTGTTTGTTTTGTAGGGCGGCATGCAGTTTTTTACCGAAACGTTGGAGAACCTGTCCCAGGGATTTGTGTCCATCACGGATCCATGTTTCATCACCAAAGAGACTGTTTGGATCTTAACTCCCAAATACCGGACTGACTCACAACAGTTTACTGCCATGAAGGGGGAGAGGCTGGTGTATGCTGTGAGATGGAAGGGTGGAGGAAGCCTTACTGTGCGTGTAAAATAAAAAGAAAATAAAAAGAAAAAGTTGTTTTATTCTTCCGTAATGTAAGAGAAAAAACAGCATGGGATGTCAAATGGTTGTCTTGAAACAGTTCTCCAAATAAATTTAAAGGAGTAGCCAGTTGGTCCATAGTTGTACTGTATTTGGTACGGTACGGGCATAGAAAAGTCACCCTGTATACAAGTGTAGCCCACAGTTTGATTCTGAACTTCGCTTCCACGCCCTCTTGGGTACCTTTTTGAACTGGGCATAAATGCTAGTGCATTGAGTACATTAGTGTCTGCAGATTCTCCCTGCCTATAACCCCAAGTTGCATTATTTCCCAACGTGCCTTGAGTGCCCAAAGTGGGATAATTGAGAATTCGCACTCCATAATTGTCAAAATGTAGTATAATAACAATGGCGCTTTCCGTAGGACTCAATAGGGTTCCTTTCAATGCTTTTAAAGCAACAGAACCGTGAACCACACCCCCTTGTTTTACCAACGAGAGCCACATTTTGGCATCTAAATCAGTGTAGATGGAACAATTGGGGGATGGGTCGGCAGTGGTCCATAAGGTGTCAGGCGATGTAACTTGAGGAGAAACAGCTATGTTTCCATCGCCATCAAAACCTAATCCATTTCCTAGCTTTACAATGAGGTAGTCATTTTCCCAGGTTAAACCCTTGTTTTGATTGGGGTTCACGTCCAATTTCTTACTCACTGGATTGTAACGCAGCCCAGCGCCCACGTTAAGGCGAAGCTGATCAGTGTATTGTAAAGGCAAAGCAGCACTAAGAGCGACAGAAACGGTGTTGTTGTCAAAGCGAAGATCCTTACCAAGATTTAAAATTAAACCATCGTAACTCACTGTGAGGCCGCGGCCTGTGTTAACAGTGAGCGCCTCATCGCGTACCGCAAGAGGGGTGTAAAAGTTAAGCCCTAGTACTGGGTCGCTGTTGAAAAGACGCAGGGGAGCTCTGAAGTCCAAAAACAAGTTGTTGTCCTGAATAATAAGTGGGCGCTTTATGGCTAAGCCTAGGGTCCCGTTGCTTACAGTTAATGGCACGTTGGTTTGCAAAGTCAAGCCTGTGTCTGCTGTTTGTAGCGGTGGGGAGAGCTGTAGAGCCAGCTTTCCAGTATTGGTAATGGCAAGGGGTCGTTCAATGGCTAACGTGAGAAAGTTATTCTGCAAGTACAAAGGGTTGGTAAACAGGAGTTTTAGGGTTTGGTCTGCAATGCCTAAAGGGGCGGCGCTTTGTAAGCGAAGGGTGCCAGCGTTAGTTACAAGGGGCGCGGCTGTTTGCAGGGCTAGTTTGTCCTTGTCATTTATAAAAATAGGCTCTGAAACTTGCAATGCTAAAGAGTTATCAGCAATAACAAGGGGAGCGGTGTGCGATAAGGTTAGGCTGTTGCGCTTTACTGCTAAAGGATCGCTATAGACCAGTGCAAGTTTGTTGTTAGCGTTAGTGAGTGGAGGTTCTACTTCGCCAGCGGTTGATGTTAGTTGTCCCTGGTTGTCTAGAGTGAGGCCGTTTCCTAGTTTAATTGTAAGAGACTCATTTTGCGTAGTAATGGGATCTCTGTAGTTTAAACTTAACACTCCAAGTGGTTTTTCCTGCAACCCATCCGAGGAGGTAAAAGGTGGAGTAATGAAGGGCATAACAGGAGCATGTGGGGGGTCATAAGGGTACACTGGGTTGAAGTCTTCATCAACTCTCGCCCGTTTCATCTGAAAAAAACGAAACGGTGGGGTACACGGTTTTATTGTTCTGTAATGTAGCAAAACGAGGTTGTTGGGGTTGCAAACTTTTCACGTGCAAGAGCAGTCCACTTAAAAGATAAGGAATATCCTGTGGCGACTGAGTTGTAGGTTACAGTAAGAATGATTGGTTTTTGAACATTTCCCCTAAGATACGTTTGGACGTAGTAGTTGTTTCGTGGTTCACCACCTCCCCCTCTTGCATATATGGTACTGTTAGGCATAAACGCCAGGGCGTTGTAGGTAGGGTTTGAGGCCGTACTGTCATTCTGTCGAATACTAAAGGCGTTGTTTATAAGTGGAGAGCTTAGTAGCTTACCATTGTTGTCAAATGTAAATTGAATGGTGACAGAAATATCAGTCATTTGGGTTATGGTTCCTGTTAAACCGGTTAAACTTACACTTCCTAAGACGTGAGCTCCGCATTTGGTTAAACAGAGACTAAGTAGGGAATCGCCCTCGCTGTAGACGGTGCAGTTGCCAGTCGAGGTCGGAGCGGTCCACAGGGTTTGTATGCCAAAAGCTATGGATCCGTTGCTGTCAAACTTTAAGTCTGAACTCAGGTTTACAGCTAGTGAGCCTCCGACGCTACTAAGGCCTTTTGAGGAATTGATGTCAATGGCAAGGCTGTTATTTATAAGTTTAAGAGGCTCTGTATAGTTAAAAGTAAGGTTTTCATTTTCATAACGGAGTGGTGATGTGAAGTTAAATGTAAGTTTGTTGTCTGTGACGCGGAGAGGACTCGAGTAGCCTAGCACTAAGCTATTGTCAGTTAGGTTTAAGGGGGGAGAATGACGTAGGGTCAGTGTGTTGTTGTTGGTAATTATCAACGGTGGGTTGGTTTGTACGCTCTGCGTACTTTCTAATTGTCCGGCGGCGGTAATTGTCAACCCTCTTCCAAGTGAAAGGGCTAGTTTTCTCTCCATGTCGAAATATAGGGGTTTAGCTATTCGCAGACTTAAAACACCTGGGGGGTTTTCCTGAAGACCATCGCTGTTTACAAAGGGGGGTGATATAAAGGGAACTGCAGGAGTGGTTGTGGTGTCATAGGGGTAGACGGGGTTGAAGTCTTCATCAACTCTGGTTCTTTTCATCTATGAAAAGATGAAAATTGTGGGTGAGGACAAGGAAGTGGATACCAATATTTCTTTTAGGGTTTGGAGGAAGTTTGCCACCCACTATCGCATCCCATACGAGAGCTGGGAAGAGGGTAAAGTGGTGCTGCTGAATGATGTCACCAGAAATTTGTTGTCAAATTTAAGGTAAGTTTATTATTGATTTACACCTTAAAAATATCACCTAAAGCACAGAGAGTTTTGATTAGTTTGGACATGCAATCAGGTGCGTGACAGTGACAGAGGATAGCCCCCTCTACAGGCCCGGCTTGTTGGGTGATTGTGATGGAGGTAGAGCCCATCATGGTGCAGAAGGTTTGTTTCTGCAAAGGCAAAGTGTAAGACAGTTCATGTCCCTGAACGCTGACATCGTAGGAAAGGGCTGCCTGCTTAACATGGCACAGCACTCCTTTCTCACACCAGTGGGACTCTTTAAGTTGCTGTAGTTCCAGGTATTCCAACACTCGCGTTTCTCGCTGACGCTGAGCAGCTATTCTTTCCACACTAATATTAATGTCCTGAGAGTCAGTCATCTCCACCGGTGAGTTGAAAGTAGCTCACAATAGAGGGAGCTCGAGGAAGAAGATCAGGAGGAGGCAGAGGCTGTAATTGAAAAGCGTTTACAAGAGGATATCTAGGTAAATCTTCTCTGGGATGTAGCCACCCAGTGTGTAAAATAAAATACAATTTTACTCCAAGGCAAGTAGATATAAATACCAAAGCGGCGGTGGCTGCGTAAAGCCAAGCAACAGGAGTGTCGGGGATTTTATCATAACAGGTGTAGAATGACCAGGGTTTGGTGAATGGACAATTACAGTTGATTAGGGGTAAATAATTAAGTATCAGCAATAACTTAATCATGCCAAACAAAGTAAGGAGGCAACGTTTTGATTTCTGTATTCAGGATGGTGTCTAAAGTAAGCAATTCGCACGTAAAAATAGTCGGCGGCTTGAAAGATTGTTATAAAAAAGCAGGCTATACTGCAAATGGATATACAACAAACAAAGGTGAGAATCAGATACACGTCAAAAGGCGGTAGGCACTCTGGTTCCAGGTGGGAAACTGCGGCGAAAGTTGAAGAGACGAAAATGATGGGTAGACAGAGGAGAAGTAGAAATGCAGCTACCATGCTGGAAAACAAAATCACACTTGTTGAATGACAGGTTTTAGTTTAAGTTTTTCAAACTTAGGGTTTTTGGGCTTGTAAAAGCAGTAAAATGCTAGGCTGACAATAATGGTAATTAAGCTTACAACAATGGCAGCAATGAAAATTGGAGTAAAATCAGTTCCAGTTTCGAGCGCTTGTATTTCATTGCAAAGGTCGTTAAACGGGTATGAGAAATTGTAAGGCCGCTTGGCATACGTTTCTCTGTAGGTGGAAAATTCAACAACAGCAGTAAAATAGTCAGGTAACTGTTTACCGTTACCAGCGCTTGTTGTTAAATAATAAAAAAGATTACTTTCCTGTCCATTATAGTAAATTCTAGCTGGATATTTAGAGTTGCTGCAGTTAATGTGTATGAGGCAGTAGGCATCCACGCCTTGAACTTCAAGGTAAGAGGAGGAAACCTCACATTTTGGAGGTGGCAGGTCCACAACCGTCAATTCAATGTAATCACTGTGGACTTCTAAATTACTTTTTTCAACTACAGCATGGTACAAGCCAGAATCTGAAGGCTTTAAGTTGTAAAGCTTCAAGCTTTTGTTTACGCATTCGAATTGTAGTGAAGGGTGGGGAAATGTGTGCGTTCTGTTGTCGGAGTCATCGCAGAGTTTGTTTCCTTCATAAAATGAAGAATTAGGTTTGGAGGTTTGTAAGTACCACGTAATATGGGGTATCTGGTCGGAATCTGGCATGTAAGCAGATTGAAGAGTTGCATTGTAACCTGCGCCAACAATACTTGTTCTGGCGTGAGAGAGAGCGAAAGATGTGGCGAGCAGTAGAACAAGCATGTTTACTGTAAGTTGTTAATTATTATAAAGTTAATAAAGATTATGAGTATCAAAGCTAAAATACCAATTAGAGGTTTGAAAGAGTAACCAGAGGGAGAACAGCAGTAGGATAGGGCGAAAAAAGAAACAGAATTGTTGGGAAGGGTCTCTTTTTGTAGAAACCACTTATGAAAGCAACTAGGATTTAAACCGGAGCCAACGCACATATACCATCCAGTAACAAATGGGGGATAAAGGATTAGTGTGGAGGAGTTGCAGTGCTCGCAAAGGCTGTTATTTCTACTAACTATATCGTTCCCCCAAAAGTACTTGCACACACTACCGTTTGCAATCCACTGGATAAGTTCGTTAGTGCAGGCGCAGTTCAGCACGATAGATGAGGTAGAATTAGAATAAAATACAGTTTGTGTACCTTTGCCAGAAGAACTTTTTGTTGTAGAAATCACAGATGGCGTTGAAGGTGCGGCAAAAAGTTCAGTTTTTATTAAACTGAGCGCAAAGATGACAACACAGATCTTCATGTAATCCGGGCGTGGGGCAGATGCAGAACAGGGTGATGGTAGTGATCCCCCGTTGGATTTCTACCAGGAGAGGTCGGGCGGTGAAGGTGTCGATGAGGCGAGACTCGAGCGCGTTCTCGATCTCGAGTTTCAACCCGTGAGCCGGACCCTGAGGGTGCTCGTCCGGCAGCTCAAAGTAGCTGAAGACGATCGCCTCCCGAGCGTAGCAGCGAGGCTGACGGCAGTGATGCAGATGTCGCAGCCGAGCTCTCACGGCCGCACCATCTGTCATCAGTCGTAGCCGTCCACGGATTCACTCACTGCGTCAAAGTTGGGAATGAAGGCGTCCGGGTAGCGTCCAGGCGAGCCGGAGAAGGGGTTGAAGTAGACGGAGGGAACGAACTCTTCCACGAACTGGAGAGTGCCGATTCCCCCGGAGCGCGGCTGCGAGGAAGAGCTCTGCAGGGTCAGGTAGGCCTGGCGAGTGGTGAAGGAAGAGCGGCCCGCTCCTCCGAGCTGGAAGACTCCGTCAGGTCTGAGACCGGTTGAGGAGCTCACCGTCTCGTCGTTGAGCTGGATACCTCGGCCTCGAATGATCACCCTCTTTATACTCCCGGGAGAGTAAGGAGCGGCCCGACCTCTGTACCTGGCGTACCTGGACCCGCCCGCTAATTGTACCCCAGAGTTAGTCATGAGGACTTCGGCCTCCGCGTCGCGTGGCAGGAGGACTGTGGTCGGGCGGGGATTTTCCTGATACACCTGGGCGGCGGGCCAACTAGGCGGGTTGAGTTGGCGCCGGGGTGTGGCGGTGATTGCCGCCTGTTCTAAGAGAATCTGGTTTCGGTGGGCTCGGATGCCGTTAACTCGTGAGATCATGTGGGGGCCGGCGCTGAGCCAGTTCATCTTGCTGGAGTAGTCCTGGGCGGCCCCCGCGGCCAGGCCCATCTGGGGCTGATAGCTCCACATGTAGGGGGTGGGAATCTCCTTGCTCATGCTGGCGATGACGTGGGTTTTGGCGGCCGAGGGGGAAAAAGCGCGGGTCTTTTAGTCTTTAAGAGACGCTGAGCAGTATTTGCTGAACAGTGCTTCGGCGTCGTCCAGGGTGCGCTGCAGCTGGTCTTCTCTCTTGTGGTACAGACAGCTGCGGGTGAGCGAGCGGAAGGAGCGGTTTTTTATTTTCAGTTCGCGCTGAGGGTGCTGCCCGCGGCTTTGCTGAAAGATAGCATACAGAGTGGGAAAGATGCGCTTTCTCAGCTCTTCGGTGGCCGGTGGATCCTTGGCGGCGGCAGCGGCGGCGGAGTTTTTCCTCGCGGCGGAGGAGGCCTTAGCTTTTTTCTCCGAGCGTTTCGTAGGGGCTGTAGAGATGACGGTAATAATAGAGAACGTTGCGAGGGAAGGCCACACCGTGATGGAAGAGGAGGTAGCGTCGGGCAAAGGAGATGTTTCCCCCGCAGTGTTGCAAGCAGTTCACAATACTGCTTTTGTGGGCCCGCCAGGAGCAATACCCCCGCCGCTCGCGTTTGGCCTTACCCGCTGCCGTTGCCGCTGCCGCTGGAGATTCGGTGGCGTCCCACCTACGGCTGGCTTTGAGTGAGCCGGCCGGGGGCGTCGGGGGCCGGGGCTTCGGCTGTCGGCTCAGAGAAGGCGCGCTGGATGCAGGTGGTTTTTCTTCGGTCGCCTCTTCCTCTGAAAGCTCGTCCTCCTCCTCGTCTAGGCTGTCCCAGCTTTCCATCTCCTCCTCGTCCTCTGACACCTCCTCTGCCTGGCTGTCCCACATCTCTTCCTCGTCCTCCACCTGCTGCTGGAGCAGCTCTTGCTTCTTCGCTCTCTGCCGAGCGATCAGCTGCTTGGCGGTTCCCTTGGGCGGCATGTCTCGGGGGGGCTGCTTCGACGGAGAGTGTGGACGGGTTGAGTTCCTCGCCGGTCTGGGGGTCCAGGTACACCCCCCGACCCTTTTTCAAAAGGAAATCGCGGCGCGCTTGGTTGATGGATTGCAATTGGGCCAGGATCTTGCTCTGGGTGATGACGCAGGCCGTGAGGGGGGCTTTCGGTGGTCGAGATTGGTCTTCGTAAAACTGAATTTTGTGGGCGTGGTAGTCCTCGGCTACAAATTTGCGTAAGTAAGCCGAGGTCCACAGCGCCGGAGTGAGCTTCAAGCCGGAAGCACCCTCTTGCTGCTGGGGCCCCTGGATCTCGAAGGTACCTATGACCTGGGTTTCGCTGAGTAGCTCGGTGTTGCAGGCCAGCGATCTGTGGGGGGTGCACAGGTTGCAGCGGCAGTGGCACTCCAGTAAACCCTCTCCGCTTACGTCTTCCATGAGGTCGGAGTGGTAGGCCAGAAAGTTGGCCAGTTGGAAGAGGTAGCAGTGGCTCCACAGTGGGGGAGGGCACTCGCGGTAGGAGAGGGGGACAAAGTCAGAAGGTAGCGCGCAGCTCATGGCGGGCAAGATCCCGGAGCGTTCCAGGACAAAAGAGCGGAAGTTTTGCAAAATGCTTTGACTGATGAAATCCGGCAGGCCGTTTTGCAAGGTTTTCATCAGGCGCTCCGGGAAGATGATGTCCGCCAGAGCGCTGGCGACCGTGCGCTCGCTGAAACCGGACCACAGGGCGCGCCGCTGGCGGCAGAGGAGTTTGTCTAGCTCTTTGAGGTTTCTCTCTTCCAAGCACTGCTGCCAGACGCCCATGGCGGTCTGCCAGGTGAGGGTGAGGAAGAGGTAGATGCAGTCTCGCACGTAGTCCCGCCGCGCCTCGCCTTGCAAGGTGCAGTGCAGCACGCTCTGCCCCAGCCGGTTCTCGTGGAGGATGCCCATGTAGGAGACCAGGTTGCTGAGCTCCACGTTGGAGATCTTGCAGGCCTGGCGGACGTAGCCCTGGCGGAAGGTGTAGTGCAGGGATTCCCCGATTTTGCGTAGCGTCTCCACGTCGCTGAAAAACCGTTGCAGGCATTCCAGCTCCACGGTGACCAGCACGGCCGCCATCATCATCTTGCGCCTCTCTTGCAACTGTTGGGGGTCCCTGGTTTCCAGCCACCGCTCGAGCTCCTCGTCGCTGACGACGGGCTTTCCGTCCTCTGAGTTTTCCGCCTCGGGGTGGTCGGGATCCAGGGGCTCAGCTCTCTTGATGAGCAGCTGATCCATGACCGATTTCATAACTTTGGGTGGCAAGTTGAGGGCGGGGTAGGCGAAGTGGGAGACTTCTATGCAGCGTTTGAGGACGGCCAGACGCGCGTTGTCCCCCTCCAGCTCCACCAGCACGTTCTGACTCTCTTTCTGTTCTTTCTGCAGAGCGTTCGCCGCCCGCTTCTCATCTCGACCCAGACCCTCGAAAATCTTGGGCACTTCCTCCAGCGACGTGATATCAGGTATGTTGGCTCCGTTTTTAAGCCTGAGATTCCTATCGGCCGCGGTGCGGTTGGCCCGGCACGATAGGGGGATGCGTTGGTTTTTGAAAAAAATGTGATAGGTGGCCAGCGCCTCTGGTACGGCGAACACGGGGTAGAAGTTGAGTCGCGGGTTGGGCTCGCAGGTGCCGTTGGGCTGTCTCTTCGGAGGCACTCGAGGCGAGAAAAGGTTCGCCTCGTAGGCCTGGGAGAGCGCGGCGACGTCCAAGGGCACCTCGGAGCGGTCTTGCAAGGCCTCCTTAACTATGGTGCTCTGCCTGGCGAAATGCTTTAGCAAAACGTCGCCTTCCAGGAGGTAGCAGGCCTCCTCTTTCTCATTTTCCTGCCGCTCACTAGCGTCGCGCCGGTCAGGCCCCTCCAGATCCTCGGGCGGCGTAACGTAGCCCGGGTCCTGTTCGACGATGACATCTTCGTCGCTGACGGGGGACGGGGCGGTTAAAGTTTCCTCGCGCATAAGCTCCATGTCTTTCTGCCTAGGATACAATGGCCAACCGTCAGAACCAAGCAGGCAGCTCCATTACCCCCTACTTGCGGGAGATGAGCCCCGAGCGCGAGCAGGAGGCGCCTCAGCTCCCTCCCAAGAAGAAGGCTCGCAAGGCGACACCCGCGCCGCCGCCATCCCCGGAGATTGTCTCCGACAGCGAGGGCGAAGGCACCGTGGTGGAGGTGGGCTTCAGCTACCCTCCGGTGCGCAGAGTACGTCGCGCGGACGGCTCCGTGGAGTTTCAAAGAATGACCATGAAGGACGTCGGGGCCGGCGAGGGCCCCTCTACCGCCGTGTTGGTGAAGAACCCCGACAGCAAACCACTGGTGACAGCGTGGGAGAAGGGTATGGAAACCATGATGATGTTAATGGAGAAGTTCCACGTAGACAACGACAGCAGAGCGGCTTTTAAGTTTCTGCCCGACCAGGGAGCGGTGTACCGCAAGATCTGTCAAACTTGGTTGAACGAGGAGCACCGCGGCCTGCCGCTAACCTTCACCAACCAGAAGACCTTCACCGAGCTGATGGGCAGATTCCTTATGGCTTACATGGAAGCCTACGCGGGGGTAAAACACAAGAGCTGGGAGCCCACCGGATGCGCCGTATGGGAGCATCGCAGTACCCAGCAGGAGGGCGTCCTGTTTTGCTTCCACGGAGTGGAGATGGTCTGCAAGGAGCACGTGTTGGAAATGGATGTAACCAGCGAGAACGGACAGCGGGCGCTGAAGGAGCACCCCACTAGAGCCAAGGTGGTCCAGAACCGTTGGGGCCGCAACGTGGTTCAGCTGAAGAACGAAGACGCCCGCTGCTGCGCGGAGGACGTCAACTGCGGTCATAACGTATTCTCTAGCAAGTCCTGCGGGCTATTCTACACCGAGGGCGGCAAAGCCCAGATGGCCTTCCGTCAAATGGAGGAGTTCCTGGCGGCGAGTTACCCTATCATGCAACGCGGGCAGCGACGCATCCTGATCCCTCTGCGCTGCGACTGCCTCAACAAGCGCGACCTAGTACCCCAGATTGGGCGGCAGATGTGCAAGCTGACCCCGTTTGCCCTGAGCAACGCCGAGGATCTGGATGCGTCGGAGGTGACCGACCCGACGGCCCTGGCCAGTATCCACAACCCCGGCGTGCTGGTGTTCCAGTGTGCCAACCCCGTGTTCCGCAACAGCCGCGGGAGCTCCGGCCCTAACTGCGACTTCAAGATATCGGCGCCCGACGTCATGGGAGCCCTGCAGCTGGTGCGGCAGTTTTGGAAGCAGAACCTAGAAGACGTGCCCCTGCCGCGGCTGGTGATCCCCGAGTTTCGTTGGAGCGCCCGTTTCCAGTATCGCAACGTGTCCCTCCCCAGCGGGCACGAGGACCCCTCCCTCGAACCCTTCGATTTTTAATAAAACGCCAGAAGCGCGTATCATGTCAAATAAAAATGTTTTTTATTGATTACACTCTTTGGCTCATGCTTTCGAAGGCCGTGGCCCGTTCGATGCGCTGCCGGTGGCGGCGAAAATAGGCAGAGTGTTTCCCCAGAAAGCGATACAGGTGTTCCTGGTTACGGCGCAGGGTGGGGGCGACCTGGGGGCTGTGAAGCATGCTGTTGGGCACTCCGGTGAGCAGATCCATGGTGGGGTTGTGATCCATGGGGGTGTGAGGCCAGTGCACGAAGGCGTGCAAAAACATGCAACAGAAGAGCCCGCAGGCGGCCGAGAGGGGCCCCTGGACCGTTTGGGTGGACTTTTCCAGGGTGACGCAGTGGTCGGGCGTGGAGGCCAGAGCGCTGCGCTTGAGGAGCCCCTCGTACTCGAACTGGTAGATCTGCTTCAGCCTTTCGTCGGAGAAACCAAAAGGGTCGAACAGGTAGCAGGTGCGGTTACGCGGGTTCCAGGCGAAGGCGAGCCAGTGGACCCCCCCGGTCTCCCGTCCGGCCGTGTTAACGATGGCACAGGCCGGCTTGTGGGGGGACATGAAGCCGGGAAAACGCTTGTCGAAGGTGCCCAAAAAGTAGGGCCCGCAGCCCAGGTCGCGAACAATGGCCTGCAGCTCCTGTTCGCTGGAGCCCATCGGCTTCTTTAGGTGGTGGCGTTACCGGCAGAGAAAGGTGTGCGCAGGTAGACGGCCTCGATGACGCCGCGGTGCGGCTGGTGGATGCGCACCACGTCGAAGACTTCAAACAGAACATAGAGAAGCGTGGGCTCATCCATGGGATCCACCTCAAAGGTCATATCCAAGGCGTGAGCGGAGTTGGCGTACAGCATGTTCTGCCCCAGGTCGGTGAGGGAGCCCATAGACATGAAGTTGCTAGAGAAGGGGATCCTCCACATCACCCGGTCGCAGAGGAACTTTTTCTGCGTGAGGCTGGGCACGGCGGTGGCCCCAATCAGGGGATAGGGATAGTTGGCCGGGTAGGCCTGCCCCTCTCGCATGGTGGGTCCCATGTAGCCCACGAACCCTGAGTTGTTATGCTGGTATGGCAGTTTCACATCCTGATAATTAGTGTAAGCCGTTGAATCTACAATTTGGCGGCTCATGGGTTGGAAGTTTCTGAAGAAAGAGTACATGCGGTCCTTGTAATTTTCGGGCACGTAGAAGCCCTGGTAGCCGATGTTGTAGTGGCTGAGCATCTGAATCAGGAACCAGTCCTTGGTCATGTTGCTCTGAGCCACGTTGTACCCTTCACCGTCCACCGAACGCTTGATTTCGAACTCGTTGGGCGTCAGCAGACGGTCGTTGCCGGGCCAGCTGACGGAGGAGTCGAACATGATTGACACCTTTTTGAAAGTATGGTTGAGGTAGAAGGTGCCGTCCAGGTAGGGGATGGAGCCGGAGTAGACGAAGTAGGGGTCGAACCCGGAGCCCAGCGAGGGGGTCTCCTTGGTTTTGAGGCGGGTGAAACTCCAGCCCCTGAAGGCTGCCCAGTTGCGAGAGGGAATGGAGATGGGCACGCTGGTGGCGTTGGCGGGGATGGGGTACAGCATGTTGGCCGCGCACAGGTAGTCGTTGAAAGATTGGTCGTTGGTGTCGTTGCGCAGCATGGCTTCCAGGGTGGAGGCCGTGTTGTGGGCCATGGGGAAAAAGTTGGCGTACAGGTTGATGCTGTCGAAGCGGATGCTGGCCCCGTCCACTCGCAGGTCATTGCCCAGCGAGCTCTGCAAGATCATGTTCACGTCCTTGCGGAAGTTCCACTCGTAGGTGTAGGAACCGGGGAGCAGCAGCAGGTTTTTAATTGCAAAGAATTTCTGGGGCACCTGGATGTGGAAGGGCACGTAGCGTCCGTTTCCCAGGAGCATGGAACGGTAGCGGAGTCCGGCGTTGCGGTGGTGATTAAAAGGGTTAATACTGTCCATGACATCGGGGGACCAGCGCGCGCCCACGTTAACGTAGGTGTCAACCAGCCCGGGTGGCGTCACGCGACCGTTCATATACTGATAGGTGTTTTTGTTCTCTGGGAGTGTGATGTTGTCAGGAGTGATTTTGAGAGAGTCTGGCAGGTACAGCCCAATATTGGAGTACAGAAAGCTACGCCATAGGTTGGCTTGCAGGTTAATCTCCATGGCAAACATGTTCCCTGAACCTATTTCCACTCCTCTTTCGGTGAAAACGCCGTTATTGGCTTCCCATCCATTGCCTCCTCCATTAACCTTTATAGGCGAGTAGGTGTCGGTTACTGCCATGCCTCCCAAAGGAAAGCAATAATTAGGCAATTCATCTTCTACGCCATGGTTTTCTATGATTCTTACATCAGGATCGTAACTATCCACAGCTTGGTTCCACATAGAAAAGTACCGACTGCGGTCTCCGAGGGCGTCCAACATGAGTTGGTAGGACAGCTCAGTATTTCTGTCTTGCAGGTCAACAACTGCATTTAGCTGAGAAGCCTGGCCTGCCAGTACTCCCATGTTACCTGTGCTATTGTAGTACATGAGACCAATAAAATTATCTCTAAAGGCTATGTAGTTTGGACGGTTGGGAGCAGCTTGTTGGGTCAGTAGAGCCTCTGAACTTGTAATGCCTTCAGTGACTGTTGGTTTGAACACCAAGTGAGTGTCTGGCGCTTCAATTGACACGTCCTCCGCATATAGAACTGCTTTTGGTGTATTGGCGACATTAGTAGAGGCAAAAAATTGTAATTCGGGATTTTGCACGTCTTGACTAGCGGACGGTGTTGCCTGTCCTCCTTTTTCATTAGTGGGCCTGGCATATGAGCCGTAACAAGGGAACATGGGCGTTGTTTTCTTTAGCACTCTTCCTGCTATTTTGTCATCGGTTCCAACATCGCTGTTCCACTGTAGTTCTCCAATTTGCGGCTCAGGCTGATACGTTTTATCTGCATACTGTGGTGTTGATCCGGAGTCTGTTAAGGTTACTCCCACCTGAATACCCTCTTTTGTAATCGCTGTAGCACCATACGAGCTAACAAAAGGCGCCTGTGCCCTCACTTTAACTTTGCTGTCTGAATTCGTCCATTCTGCAGGGTTGGGAGCGCCCTTGGGAGCCAGGGAATTGTACGCGGTACCCGAGTAGGGCTTAAAACTGGGACCGCGATCCAGCACTCCCCGGATGTCAAAGTAGGTGCTGGCCATGTCCAGCACTCGGTTGTCCCCTACGGCCAGCGTGTAGCGCACTTTGTAAGAGTACGCGGTGTCCTCCCGGTCTACGGGCACAAAACGCAGGGTCAGCCTTTGCGAGCGGTCCGTGGTTACATCGTGGGTGGGGGCCACGGTGGGGTTTCTAAACTTGTTTCCCAAGCTGAAGTAGGTGTCGGTGGCGCGGGCGAACTGCACGAGACCGGGGCTCAGGTACTCCGAGGCGTCCTGCCCGGCGATGTGCATGTAAGACCACTGCGGCATCATCGATGGGGTGGCCATCTTGAAAGCGGCGCTCGCGGCGACAGTCACGCGTCTCTGGCGGTAACATAGGAGGCGTATACAACGGGAAATTTTTTAGCTACACTTTTAATAATAGCAACGGCGGCGTTTCAGGCTTTTCACTCCCAGGCCCACGATGCTGTTCAGCGTGCTTTGCCAGTTGGCTCCTCTCTGGCCTCTGGGGTTTCTGGCAGTGGCCACGGCCACTGGGCGGGCGGCTGGCAGAGGCACGGCGACGGGTGCGGACACGGGTCCCGCCGACGGAGCCGGCAGGGGGGGAACGGTCGGGCGCGTGGGGGGCGGCGGTGGCGGCGGGGGGAGCTCTAGCGTGACAGGCTTGTAGTCCTTCCCGTACACCGGCCGAGCCATAGGCGCGATCGGTTTTGTCATTGGGTAGGGTGGAGAGGCGCCCTCTTTCAAGGCTTGCTCGTACGAGGGAGGCTCCTTGCTCTCCGTCACCAGAGTTTCTTCTAGTTCTGGCCTGGGTCGCTTCTGCGGTCTCGGAGGCGCACCGGGAACTTTCTCCAGCGGGGGCAGCTTTTCCTCTACTTCTACTTCCTCGACCTCCACCTCATCCCCTCTCTGCGGCGGCACCCGCGAGCTTTCCAAACGCCTGTCAATCTCTTTCTGCACCGCTTGGTTGGCGAGATCTACCGCGCCGTGGATGCCGGTCACCACCCCATTGACCACTTTTTCTTGGAAGTTGGTGTCCTTCAGTTTATCTCGGAGCATCTGACCAGCACTACTGTTCCAGGCTTTGCTGCCGTAGGATTTAATCGTGGAGCCAAAGTTTTTAATGCCGCTCCAAAGGCTCCCCCAATTGAAAGCGCCCCCGTTGAGCTGACTGGTGCCGATGTCGTTCCAGGTGCCCATGAGCGGCCGCGAGCCGTGCCGCGGAGCCAGCGACGTAAAATTGATGTCTTCCATGCTCTTTCTGCATAAAATAGTCAGGACCAGGACATAAGTGCAAAAGCCTTCGTTTATTTATTACGAGCTGCTTGCAAGGCCACTGAAGCGACGCCGGGTATGGCACCGATGGCGGCGGCGATTATGGGTATCAGAGCGGGTAAAATTCCGCCTTTCATGCGCCTGCGCAAAGCCCGCCGGCGACCACTACCCGCCATGCCTCTCCTACGACGAGATCTTCCTCGATAGTGCGGAACGGGAAGGCGCACGCGGCAAGTCAGAGCCATCTGCAAAACGGCAGAGTCATTAAAGGATGCTAGGGTGGTAGCGCGGGTTGGGAATGGTAACTGTCTTTCCCCGGCGTGTTACGCGGCGCACCGACACGGGGGCCAGAGCACGACGGGAGCGGCGGCGGCGACGGGTTCGGCGGCGGGTTCCTGACGGGCGATACGTCACTCCCCGGTAGCCGGGGGTGGGCAGGATAGACGGATGCAGCGCATATTCTGGCATGATGGCGTTGGCGGGGCCGTAACGAGCGGGTCGCCTCTGACGCCGAGGGGCGGCGTATTCGTACCAGGGGTCGGTTTGCAACGCCACTTCCCTGGTACCGATCGCGGCAGGGGTTTCCGTTTGCGTTTCCATGGCTTCCACGGCGGTCGAAGCTGACGTGACGGGGATCTGGATATCCACCGTCTGCACCCCGAGACCAGGGGCCACTTCTTTGATCGGCCTGACTTTGACGTCCGGCTCTATGCTTGGGTCCACTTTCATTTTCTCCAGGACCTCTTCCAGCCTCTGCCGTTTAGGGACCATGAGCTGGATGGTGGGCTGCAGATCTTCCATTTCTCTTTTTATTCCCCTCTTGCTGTCCGTGCTGGCGCTCACGGGGAGCACCTGCTGCAGCGTCACAGGTTTGAGGCTGGGCGTGGGGTTGCCGCTGTCTAAAGCGATGGCCAGGTCTTCGCGACGCGAACGCTTTCCGTAGGCAAATTCTCCGATCTGTTGAGCCGCCTGTTCCAATATGTCCTCGTCGCCGTACACCTCGTCGTACTGCCTTTTGAAACCCCTAACGGCCGACCGCTCTCCCGGGGTAAAAACTACCGCGGTGCCCGGCCTCAAAACGCGTTGTACCCGCCGCCCTTTCCATTGAACCCTGCGTCGCGGGGCGAAACTCCTAATAAATTCCACTCCGCCATCGTCTACCACCGCGAGTTCCTCTTTCTTTTCCCGCTTTTTAACACGCTTGATATCGCGGGGCTTAATGTCAGGCTTCACGTCCGGAGGGCCATAGATCTCAGGCACCAGCGTCTGCAGCAGTTCTTCTTTAAACTTGCGCTTGCTCATGTTGGGCTGATAACAACAGGGAGACTCAGTACCGCCGTCTTCGCAGCTTGGATCTTCTAACTTCGGGGAGGTCGGCTGCGCACCGGCACTCGGACTCCCGTCACAGAATCGCGCACCCAGTACACGTTCCCTCTCCTGGGTCTGGCCATGCTAGCGATGGCGGCAGCAGCCTGGCGGGCAGCCTGTCGGCGGGCCCTCCCGGCGGCGGCGTTGGCGGCAGCGCGGCGCATAGCCCTTCTGCCTACCCTCCGGGCCCGCCTCAGCACGGCCCTGGCTGCCAGCATGGCGGCGGTGGGGCGACGTCTCCGATGCAGCCGCCTCTTGCGGCGAGCATAGGCCCGAGCGCCAGCTACCACGCTGTCGATCACGGAATCCACGGTGGAGGCGGCGCTAGCGACCGGTCCGGGGTTGTACCGGCGGGCGTCGGCAATCACGGCATCTATGGTATCGTCTACCGCCGTTCGGCCCGAGAGTCCTCGCTTGTAAGCTCCCCAGGGAGCACGGAAGTGGCCCCGAACTCGAACTGGGTGCTGACTGGAGCGCCTTTTGGCTCCGCCGTACATCTTGCCGGAGCCCAGTCCCCAGCCGGTGTTGTTATCGGGAGAGATGAGGATGGACATGTTTAGAAGGTGCGACTAGAGAGCACTTTAGGAGCCACTACGCCAAGAGCTTTGTAAACGTAGGGACAGGTTCGACGTCTGGCGTCGGTGATGGTCACGCGCTGAACTCCACTGATACTGCTGCGCAGCGGCAGGGTTCCGTGATCTGTGAGGGCGGGAACGTTTTCACTGACGGTGGTAATGGTAGGAGCGGGAGGGCGCACCAGAATCTGGTTCTCGGGAAAGCGATTGAACACGTGGGTAAGCGCGGTGGACTGGCGAATGAGTTGCGAGTAGACGGCCTGTTCGTTGTAGAAGCTCTTGGCATGGACGGGCAGCAGCTCGGTGCCCACCACCGGGAAGTTGCTGACTTGGGTGGAGGGGCGGAAGGTGACCGGGTCTTGCATCATATCCGGCAGGGACCAGTACACTTGCTGCGAGCCGCAGGTCACGTCCGTGGTGGTGAGTATGGTCCATGATCTCACTCCCTTTTCGGGATCCCCGTAGTTGTAAGCCAGAAACCAGCTCCGGTACAAGGTATTCATAGTGCCGGATATAATGTTGTAACTCCGTTTTTTACTGTCTTGTTCCAGAGGTTTTATTACCAGTTCGTGAGGTTCCGTGGCAAAGGTGTCGCCTCGAATCTCTCGTCCCTGCGCCTCCGCCTGTTTAACACTCTCTTCATACGCCGGCACGTCTAGCAAACCTGGAATGTTACCTCCTTCCAGGTCCTCATACATGATCTGAAAGCCCTCTTGGAAGGGGCGGCGCTTTCTGATCCCTAACAGGTTACTCAAACGGCTCTGAGTGAAGTCCACACCGCACCCCGGCAGCAGCACGATGTCGGGGTGAAAAGCCTCGTTGGTGTACACGCCTGGCATCACCAGCTTGGTCACGGGATCCCACCCCAGTCGGAAGTTTCTGGTATCAAATTTTACGCCGATATCGCTTTCCAATACCCCGTTCTGCCTCCCCACTTGCAGGTAATTGTCCACGATCGCATTGTTCATCAGATCGATAGTCATGGTCTCGGAATAGTTGCCCTCGGGAATGGTGAACTCAAACCATTCGTACTCGGGAGGCTGGTTTTCAGCCTTTTTAACCATCAGCCTGGCCCTGAACTTGTTGGTGGACATGAACTCGTTGATGTTGGGCATGTTGGTGTGCAGGATGGTTTTCAGCTGACCGCCCCAGCGGGAACGCTCGTCAAAGTTAATGGTCTGCGTGCCCGCCTCCGTCGGGGTGAAGTCATTGTTCTGCACCACGGTAGTCAGAAAATTGCTGTGATCGTTTTGATAATTCAGGGAGGCGATGTCCGCCGACTTGTTGTCCACCAGGTACACCTTGGTGGTATCGTACAGGGGTGCCAGCTCGGAGTAACGGATGCTGTTTCTGCCCTCCGTAGGTCCCAGGTATCTGGGAGGAACGTAAGGCGCCTCCAGCGTGGCCGGCACGTTCGCTGATCCCATCACGCTTTCGTAAGAAGGGGGCGGACCCTCATACGCCGCCGGCGTGACTCTCACCGCTCTTCTCATTCTGCCGCGCCGAGGAAGAAAGAGAGGAAGAAAGGACACACGCTGTGGCCATGGCTCTGGTAAGTTTCCGCGTCTTTTTTATTAGTAGAGGCGACTGGAACGCCCCTTGGGTTGCAAGTGAGCAAAGGGGTTGGCTCCGCTCCCTCCCAGGTCCAACACGCTACTATCGTCTGCGGAGTCGTCCGGGTCTTCTCTCTGACGACGCCAGTGCGGCGGAACCAGCGGTCGCGGCTGACTGTCCTCCCACTCCCGCTGCTCCTGGGCGTAGGTCTTCCAACGATTCATTTTATCCACCAAGCTTTCCACCCCGTTGTTGGGGAAATTTTTCTTCCTAGCCGGCCGCAGCAAGGGGTCGTTCAGGTAGTCGCTCTCCCCCGGCAACCGCGGGCGCGTTACCCGACCACTGCTGGCGGAAGACAGACTGGGAAAGGGACTCTCTCCCCTAGAGGCCGCCTCCACGCTGGAGAGGGGGAGCTCGTCTCCGCCCTCCTTCTTCTGGAATCGGCGATTGCCCGGCGTGAAAATGCTGTCGGACACGTCGTCCCAAAGAAAGCCGTCGTCGGCTTCGGGCAGGTCAAACTCGCCGGTGTAGAAGCCGGACGGGGGCATCCAATGCGGATTCAGGATGGCATTGGTGAAGTACTCCCCGTTCATGGCGGCCGCGCGATGGAAGTAGTCCATCAGACGGTTAATGAACGGCCGGTGGGCGGAGTAAAAGGACGGTTCCATGTTCCGAGCCGTCATGTCTAAAGCCGTGGAAGCGGTGGCGCCCTCCCGCATCAAGTACAGACTCACGGACTGCTGCACGTATCGCAGAATCCTCTCCTCCTCGGCGCTTAACGTAAACTGGGAGGGTATTTTTTGCCTCCGGTTGGTTAGCAAAAAGTTCAACGTGGCTTCCAGGCTGCCGGTATCTTCCTGACCCAGGGCCCGGCTCACGTTAGTGATCTCCTGATATGTGTGCTCGTCGATCTGAGCCTGACCGATGGCCTCGCGGTACAAAGTGATGAGATGACCCAGGTACGAGTCACGGCTGATAGTGCTACTGTTGGTGAACGGCGCGATCAAGAGCAGCAGCAGGCGAGTGTTGGGGGTCAGCAGACTGGAGATGGTGGCTCGATCGCCCACCGGGGCCTTAACGCCCCACATGCCTTGCAAGTTTTTAAAGGCCTGAGTCAGGTTCACCGTTTGCAAGCCCTGTCGGGACGTCTGGAAGAAGTAATCCGGCCCAGACTGATACACCTCGCTCTGGGGCACCTCGGACACCAGCAGCCTCAGAGCGCTGATGAAGCTCACGTAGTCCTCCTGCCCGCGGGGCACGTTGGCCGGCTGCGTGCTCAGGAAGGCGTTGAGTGCCACCAGAGAGCCCAGATTGCTGTCCCTCAGAAACCGCTCCTTCTGAGCCAGCGCCTCCTTCACGTCGGTGGTGAGGCGATCCAGATTGGTCTGAACGTTAGTGCTGTTGTAGCGCGCCACCCGTTCCAGCAGAGCGTTGTAAATCAAGCCCGCCTCGTCGCGGCGGATGGCCTTGCTGTCTACCAGGGCGTTCACGATAGTCAGGACTTTCTCGTGTGTGGGGTTGGTGCGGGAGGGCACCACCGCTTCCAAGATGGCCGAAAAACGGTTGGCCTGGGGTTGCTGTCTAAAAGCCTCGGGGTTGCGGGTAGTCAGCGCCATAATGCGGTCCATGGCCGCCGCCCAGTCATCGGAGGCGGTCACGCCCGAAGGTTGACTCTGCATGGATGCCAAAAGTGCGGGATCCGCGGTGGCCCCGTCCGCCGGCCGCTGCATCTAAAACAACACCTGCCCGGTCAGGCTTCGTCCTCGTACTCGCCTGCCTCCTCCAAATCGTCCCGATCCTCCTCGTCGGGGTAGCCCGCCGCCTCCAAGGCGCGCGCGCTGGGACGCCACTGCAGATCGGCTCCCATGTCGAAGTAAGCCTCGCGCTCCTCGTCCCCGGCGCCCGCCAGCGCCCTCTGCAGGCTGTGCATCAGCTCCCTGTCGCTCAGCTCCCGCCGGCGGCTGGCGCTCACCGCCTTGTGGATCTTGTCGTTACGGTACACGCCGAGGTCGTCGCTCAGCGTCAGCACCTTCAGCGCCATGCGCATGTAAAAGCTGTCTATCTTCACCTCCTTGTCTATGGGCACGTAAGGGCTCTTGTAGATCTTGCGAGCGTAGAACTTCCCCAGGCTCTGCATCGAATAGTTAATGGCCGCCACCTTGTCCGCTAAGCTGAGGCCCCTCTCCTGCACCACGATGCTCTGCAGGATGTTAATCAGATCCAAGAGCCAGCGACCCTCGGGCTCCGCGATGTTCAACATGGCGTCGCGGAACGTCTCGTTGTCGCGGCTGTGCTGCACGATCAGGAACAGCTGGGCCGTCAGAGGTTTGCTGGCCGGGTTCTGCACGTAGGCCTCCACGAAGTCCCACAGATGCATCAGCCCGATGGTCACCTCCTCCCTCGCGATCAGGGTCCTCACGTGATTGTTAAAGCTCTTTTGGAAGTTGCGCTCCTCGTTCACCGTCTGCTCGTACGCGCTCACCAGGTTGGCCGCCGAGACGTGAGCGCGGGCCGGGCTCACCCCAGAACGCTCGTCGGGCTCGAAATCCTCCGCCCTCAGGAGCCGCTCCCGATCGAAGCCCGCCCTCAGCTCTCTACCCGCCCGAAACCTGCAATCGCGCATCTCCTCCGCCTCCTGACCGCTGCGGTCCCTAAACAGGTTCTGCTTCGGCACAAAAGCCTGCCTGGCGTCCCTCACGAGCTGAACCCTAGGGTGTCTCTCTGGGGACGGCGCTCCCAGCCGGGCCAGCCCCTCTCCCTCTTCCAGGTCTAAAGCCAGCTCCTCCTCCTCCCTGTCACCGCCTCCGCTCAGGTTTACTGCCGCCGCGGCGGTGGTGGTGGGCGTCTGAGGTCGCATCTGCCGCAGCACCGGATGCATCTACGAAAAAACACCAAAAGACTCCCCTCCGTATTGGGGCGGAGCGTCGCGGCTGGGTCTCGACGCGGACGTCGTGGATGCGGGGCCAGGCGCATCGGGAGCGGCGGATCCGGCCGGTCTCGAACCGGGGTTCCCCGCCGCCGCACCCTTGCGACTTTACCCCCCGAGCTACGGAAGGGAGTCGATGACCGCCCTGTCTTTTTTCCATCTAGAGCGTACAAGATTGCGCCCGCCTCACGGGGCAGAGCGTGCCCACCATGGAGCGCTTTCGCCCCCTGCGCAACATCTGGAACCGCGTCCGCGAATTCACCAGGGCCGCGACCACCTCGGCCGGCATCACCTGGCTCTCCCGCTACATCTACCACTACCATCGCCTCATGCTGGACGACCTGTCCCCCGGCGCCCCCGCCACAGTCGGCTGGCCCCTGTACCGAGAACCGCCTCCCCACTTCCTGGTTGGCTACCAGTATCTGGTACGCACATGCAACGACTACGTGTTCGAGTCCCGCGCCTACTCGCGCCTCAAGTACACGGAGATCACCCAACCCGGCATGCAAGTCGTCAACTGGTCCGTCATGGCCAACTGCACCTACACCATCAACACGGGGGCCTATCACCGCTTCGTGGACCTGGACGACTTCCAGACCACCCTCACGCAGATCCAACAGGCCGTGCTGGCCGAGAGGGTCGTGGCCGACCTAGCGTTGCTGCAGCCCCTGCGGGGGTTCGGCTCGACTCGCATGGCAGACAGGGGAGAAGCAGAGGTTCCGGTGGAGAGACTGATGCAAGACTACTACAAAGACCTGCGTCGCTGTCAGAGCGAGGCCTGGGGCATGGCCGAGCGCCTGCGCATTCAACAGGCCGGGCCCAAAGACGTGGTCCTCCTCGCCACCATCCGCCGCCTGAAGACCGCCTACTTTAATTACATCATCAGCAGCATCACCTCCCAACTGCCCGCGGACGCCCCCCAGCGGCCCACCGTCCTCAGCTTACCTTGCGACTGCGATTGGATAGACGCTTTCCTAGAGAAGTTCTCGGATCCCGTCGACCTCGACGTTCTCAGATCCCTGCACGGAGTGCCTACGCAGCAATTGATAAAATGCATCGTCAGCGCCGTGTCCCTGCCCGACGGCCCTAACCACTTACCCTCCCTGCACGGGGGCGCTCTGCGCGGCGGCGTCTTCGAACTGCGACCTCGCGAAAACGGACGCGCCGTCACCGAGACCATGCGTCGCCGGCGCGGCGAAATGATCGAGCGCTTCGTGGACCGCCTGCCGGTCAGACGACGACGTCGCCGCCCCGTCCCCGTCGCAGAGCTGCCGGAGGAACCCGTGCCCCTGGAAGAGGAGGAGCCGGAGGAAGAAGCAGAGGCGCCTCGGGGCGCTTTCGAGCAGGAGGTGCGCGACACGGTCGCCGATCTCATCCGCCTCCTGCAAGAAGAACTCACGGTGGCCGCCCGCAACTCCCAATTTTTCAACTTCGCCGTCGACTTCTACGAGGCCATGGAGCGTCTCGAAGCCATCGGAGACATCAACGAGATGACCCTGCGGCGCTGGATCATGTACTTCTTCGTCTGCGAGCACATCGCCACCACGCTCAACTACCTCTTCCAGCGCCTCAGAAACTACGCCGTCTTCGCCCGCCACGTGGAACTCAACGTGGCCCAGGTGGTCATGCGAGCGCGCGACTCCTTCGGAAACGTGGTGTACAGCCGCGTGTGGAACGAGAACGGCCTCAACGCCTTCTCTCAACTCATGCGTCGCATCTCCAACGACCTGGCCGCCACCGTGGAGCGAGCGGGCCACGGCGACCTCCGCGAGGAAGAAGTGGAGCAGTTCATGGCCGAGATCGCCTATCAAGACAACTCGGGCGACGTACAGGAGATCCTCAGGCAGGCCGCCGTTAACGATGCAGACATTGATTCTGTGGAACTCTCTTTCAGGTTCAGGACCCGGGGGCCGGTGGTCTTCACGCAGAGACGGCACATCCAGGACCTCAACCGCCGCGTCGTCGCCCACGCCAGCAGTCTCCGGGCTCGTCATCAACCGCTGCCGAATCCTCACGAAAACGTGCCACTGCCTCCGCTGCCCCCCGGCGCAGAGCCGCCTCTACCCCCCGGCGCTCGCCCTCGACGAGTGAGATAAAACCTCCTCGGGGCACGGTGGTGGCCCCGCGCGGACACGGCCTCCTCTACGCCGTGGACGCCTCTTCCAACACCCCCCTGGAAATCAAGTACCATGTGCACCTGGCTCACGCTCTTACCGGTCTTCTGAAAGTGAACTTGCAAACGCTTCCCGCCGACCTCAGCGCGGCCGCCCTCGACTCCCTGGACAGCGGGCAGCTGCGTCCCCTCCTGCAACGCCTGCGCCCCTCCGTGGCGGAGATCTGGACTTGCGGCACCCGGGGCGTCGTCGTCCCCACCGTCGTCCACCCAGAGAAGGAGGGCGCAGACGCAGACTCCCACCGCCAAGGCGAAGGGGATGCCGCCCCACCAAGCCCCCGTCTCAACTTCCCCCTCCGGTTTCTGGTGCGCGGGCGAAAAGCGCATCTCATTCAGGAGATACAGAGCGTGCAGCGCTGCGACTACTGCGGTCGCTTTTACAAACATCAGCACGAATGCTCTGTGCGCCGGCGGGACTTCTACTTTCACCACATCAACACCCATTCCTCCAACTGGTGGCAGGAGATCAGCTTCTTCCCGATCGGCTCCCACGCGCGCACCCAGCGGCTCTTTGTCACCTACGACGTAGAAACCTACACATGGATGGGCTCGTTCGGGAAACAGTTGGTACCCTTCATGCTGGTCATGCACGTCTCGGGCGAGGAGACCCTCGTTCGTCAAGCCTGCGAGCTGGCCCTAGAGCTCCGATGGGACGTCTGGAACGACCGCCCCTGCACTTTCTACGTGGTGACGCCGGAGAAAATGGCCGTGGGGAAAAAGTTTCGCGAGTTCCGCGACCGCTTGCAAACTCTGCTAGCCCTTGACCTGTGGAGCTCTTTCCTCGCGGCTAACCCTCAGCTCTCCGACTGGGCCCGGGCGGAGCTGGGTCTCTCCTCGCCGGACTGTCTCACCTACGAGGAGTTGAAAAAAGCGCCGGCCCTCAAGGGACAGCCGCGCTTTATCGAACTTTACATCGTGGGCCACAACATCAACGGCTTCGACGAGATCGTCCTGGCGGCGCAAGTCATCAACAACCGCTCGGACGTGCCCGGACCCTTCAGGATCTCTCGCAACTTCATGCCCCGCGCCGGGAAAATCCTCTTTAACGACGTCACATTCGCCCTCCCCAATCCCAGGCAGAAAAAGCGCACCGACTTCACGCTGTGGGAACAGGGCGCCTGCGACGACACGGACTTCAAACATCAGTACCTGAAAGTGATGGTGCGGGACACCTTCGCCCTCACCCACACCTCTCTCAGAAAGGCCGCTCAAGCGTACGCCCTGCCGGTAGAAAAAGGCTGTTGTCCATACAAAGCCGTGAACGAATTTTACATGTTAGGTTCTTACCGAGCGGACGAAAAAGGATTTCCCGCCGAAGAGTACTGGAAAGACCGCGAGGAATACCTCCTCAATCGCGAACTGTGGGAGAAAAAACAAGAGACGGCCTACAACCTGGTCCGCGAGACGTTGGACTACTGCGCTCTCGACGTGCTGGTAACCGCAGCCCTGGTGGACAAGCTCCGGGAATCCTACGCCCAGTTCATCCAAGACTCCGTGGGACTGCCCGGAGCCAACTTTAACGTCTTCCAACGCCCCACTATCTCTTCCAACTCCCACGCCATCTTCAGGCAGATCCTCTACCGGGCCGAAAAACCCCACAAGACCCACTTGGGAGACGGGCTCATGGCTCCCTCTCACGAGATGTACGACTACGTGCGAGCCAGCATCCGCGGGGGGCGCTGTTACCCCACTTACATCGGGGTGTTGAGGGAGCCCCTGTACGTGTACGACATCTGCGGCATGTACGCCTCGGCCCTGACCCACCCCATGCCCTGGGGACCGCCCCTGAATCCCTACGAAAGGGCCCTGGCGGTGAAGAAGTGGGAAGACGCGTTGCAAGACACGGACACCGAAATCGATTATTTTAATAAAATTCTGCTACCCGGCATATTTACCATCGACGCCGACCCCCCGCCCGCCAACTTGCTAGATCCCCTGCCTCCGTTCTGCTCCAGAAAAGGGGGGCGATTGTGTTGGACCAACGAGCCCCTCCGCGGGGAGGTGGCCACCAGCGTGGACCTCATCACCCTGCACAACCGCGGCTGGCGCGTGCGCATCCTGCCCGACGAGCGCACCGCCGTGTTCCCCGAGTGGCGGTGCGTGGCCCGCGAGTACGTGCAACTCAACATCGCCGCCAAGGAGAGGGCCGATCGGGAGAAAAATCAGACCCTGCGCTCCATCGCCAAGTTGCTTTCCAACGCCCTCTACGGGTCTTTCGCCACCAAACTTGACAATAAAAAGATCGTGTTTTCTGATCAGATGGACCCCTCCACCATCAAAAGCATCGCCGCGGGGCACGTGAATATCAAATCCACCTCGTTTGTAGAAACTGACAACTTGAGCGCCGAAATCATGCCGGCTTTTGAGAGGGCCTACTCACCCGAACAGCTGGCTCTGGTCCACAGCGATGCGGAAGAAAGTGACGGGGAGAGTGGGCACGCCCCCTTTTATACCCCTTGGGGGGGTGCGGGTCACGTGACCTACACTTACAAGCCAATCACCTTCGTGGACGCGGAGGAGGACGACCTGTGTCTGCACACCCTGGAAAAGGTGGACCCCCTCATTGAAAACGACAGATACCCCTCGCAGATCGCCTCCTTCGTGTTAGCCTGGACCCGAGCCTTTGTCTCGGAGTGGTCCCAGTTCCTGTACGCGGAAGACCTCGGAACACCTTTGGAAGATCGCCCCCTCAAGTCGGTCTACGGGGATACCGACAGCCTTTTTGTCACGGAAGCGGGACACAGACTCATGGAGACGCAAGGTAAGAAACGCATCAAAAAAAATGGAGGCAACTTGGTTTTTGATCCCGCTAAACCCGAGCTCACGTGGCTGGTGGAGTGCGAGACCGTCTGCGCTCAGTGCGGAGCCGACGCCTACTCGCCCGAGTCGGTCTTCCTGGCCCCAAAACTCTACGCCCTCAAGTGTCTGCACTGCACCAAATGTCAGCACGTTTCCAAGGGAAAGCTGCGCGCCAAGGGACACGCGGCCGAGTCCCTCAGCTACGACCTCATGCTTCGTTGCTATCTGGCCGACTCACAGGGAGACGACGCCCGCTTCAGCACCAGCAGGATGAGCCTGAAGCGCACCCTCGCAAGCGCCCAGCCCGGGGCTCATCCCTTCACCGTCACCGAGACCACCCTCACCCGAACGCTGAGACCCTGGAAGGACAGAACCCTCGCGGCCCTGGACGCCCACCGGCTGGTGCCCTACAGCGAAAGTCGGCCCAACCCCCGAAACCAAGAAGTCTGCTGGATCGAGATTCCATAGAGCACGTCACCGAGCTCTGGGACCGACTGTACTTGCTTCGTCAGTCGCTTGAAAAGATGCCCATGGCCGACGGCCTGAAACCGCTGAAACACTTCAACAGCCTGGAAGAACTCTTATCCCTGGGTGGGGAGAGGCTCTTGCAAAACTTAGTGAGTGAAAATAAACATGTCAGAAGCATGATGAATGAGGTAGCTCCCCTCCTGCGCCCCGACGGCAGCTGTTCCTCTCTGAACTACCAGCTGCAACCCGTCATCGGGGTCATCTACGGTCCCACCGGTTGCGGCAAATCCCAGCTGTTGCGTAACTTGCTTTCCACCCAGCTCATTAACCCCCCGCCAGAAACCGTGTTTTTTATCGCCCCCCAGGTGGACATGATCCCCCCCTCGGAAATTAAGGCCTGGGAGATGCAGATCTGTGAGGGCAACTACGCTCCAGGCCCAGATGGAACTATCATCCCCCAGTCGGGCACCCTCCTACCCCGCTTTGTAAAGATGGCCTATGATGAGCTCACTCTAGAGCAAAACTATGATGTTTCCAACCCCCAAAACGTGTTTGCTAAAGCGGCCGCCAGGGGTCCCATTGCCATTATTATGGATGAGTGCATGGAAAACCTAGGGGGGCACAAGGGGGTATCTAAATTCTTCCACGCCTTCCCCTCCAAACTGCATGACAAGTTCCCCAAATGCACTGGCTATACCGTGCTGGTGGTCCTTCATAACATGAACCCCCGCAGAGACCTGGGTGGTAACATAGCTAACCTCAAAATCCAAGCCAAGATGCATATCATCTCCCCCCGCATGCATCCCTCCCAGCTCAACCGCTTTGTAAACACCTACACTAAGGGTCTACCCTTGGCCATTAGCCTGCTCCTGAAGGACATATTCCAGTTCCACGCTCAAAAACCCTGCTACGACTGGGTGATTTACAATACCACCCCGGAACATGACGCTCTTCAGTGGTCCTATCTCCACCCCAAAGATGGCCTCATGCCCATGTACTTGAACATCCAAGCCCATCTGTACCGTGTTTTGGAAAACATACACAAAGTCCTTAACGACCGAGACAGGTGGACCCGAGCCTACCGAGCCAAAAAAAACAAATAAAGCCATTTTACTTTTCAACAAATTTGTTTGTCTTTATTTTAAGATTCTGAAGCGGTATCGGGGTTAGCTTGGGATATCTGCGCAGCCAGTTCGTCCAGGCGACGTGACATGATCTCCAGGCGAGTCAAGATCACATTCAGGGCATCTTCTTGAACCAGAGACCGAGACGCCACAGCTGCAGTGGCCAGTTGGTTATATAGTCCAAAATCAGCCGCCATGCCGCGAGCAGTAGAAGCGGCAGCAGAAGCGGCAGCTGCCGCGGCAGTGTCCAACGATGATCCCACGGTGGCATAGGTGAGGGTGGCGGAATTTGCAGGGGCGACCGGCCGTCCGTCCACGGTGGAGCCCACTACATTCTGACGAACTCCTGCCCAGGAAGGAAGACGAGATGTCAGATATGGGCTGAACACTCCCCCCTCAAACGCATTGCCGTCCGTCGTCCCGCTCATTTTGAAACACCGCGCCCACCCCTCATGCCCCTTTATACCCTTTGTGGCTCCGCCCCTCACCTCACTCCTCATCGCTGGATTCATAGTCGGTACGCAGGCAAGACAGCATGTGGTGGTCCGTCCTCAGCTCCTCGGTAACGTTCAGGGTTACAGGATACAACCTCAAATGATTAGCTCCGCATTCACATGAGCGACAACGAGACTTGGTTTCATCATATCTTATCACTTTAAAAAGTTCCATTGACATGTCAAACACCCCATTGAAACATACTCGAGGGAAGGAATCAGTTTCCAGCAAAATCTTAGTATGACTAAAGTTACATTGATAAGGCATAAACACGCCGCGTCTAGCACCTAGGTGAACGGCGCAACGCATGAGCATATTGTGCTCAAATGTTGGCCAGGTGCGGCGCGAGTGGGACACTATGTGCACGGTGCGCAAGGTGTGACAGTTTCCATCTGCGCAAGTTAAGAGCTGCGAGGGGCACAGGCCGCTGCCGCAAATCATATTATGCTTAACGCTGGCCGTACCTTTCAGCAAAAGAAAACATCCATTCTCAGATGCGGCGTTATTCCTGATCCGTCCGTACCCCTCTACTGCTAGAGCTATCACACAGCGTTCAAATATGCATTTCTTCACAGACATGACACTTTTAATTCTTCCCACCACCGCCTTCCAGCAACCATGAAAACTGCAGCCCCTCAGAGACACCCTACCCCATGACTCCACACATGTATTGTTAAAGTTAAAAAAGTAAACACCGTGGAGGGTTAGCTGGGTGCTAGTCACAAACACAGAGCCATTAAAATCATCACCAGTAAACCTGACATTTTGAAATGTAACTCCATTCAAACCTATCACCCCGGGGCCCAAACTCTGCATGCCGCAATTGAAAGCCACCCGGTCTGGGGTCTGCACCTGCACCAGAGCTCCATGGCCGATAACATAAACACTCTTTTTTATATTAACAGTGCGGCGAATAGTGTAAACTTTATCCGGCCGCAGAGCCACTTTAGCAAAGGTGTCTAGAGCCATTTCCATATCCTCCCACGGCTCCAACCAGTGAGTTTCGAACTGCTCAAACCCATACTTGTACAAGAGGTTTAATTCCCCCTTCTTGAACTCATCCTCCAACTCAGTCCAAAACACCGTCTCAGGACGCTGCCGATTCATTAGGCTTACAGTCAACTCATTCAAAAAGTTTCTAGGTTCAGGCTCAGTTTTTTGCTTTTTCCTAGCACCCCCACTAGTCCCCTCTTCAGGATCATCCTCAGCACCTAGTCTTCCACTGGAGGGTCCAGGCCGGCTCTCAGATTCTCGGTCTCCTCCGGCTCGTTCTCCTCCACCACTCGGTCCAGCCGCGGAGGCTGCGCCCGCAAGTAAATGCAAACCCTCCTCCGCAGCATGGCCCTCCACAGAGCCATCGCCATGTAATCCAGCATGTACTCCCACGACAGGTGGCTGTCGCTGTTGCTCCATTGATCCAAAATATAGGTAATAAAGGCAGCGGAAGCAACCGTGCGACCAGGAGACGTAAAAGTTAGGTTTTTGATAATTTTCTCTTGGAAAAGAGAGTGATGGCCTAGATCCAGAGCCACAAAAACTCCAGGAGTATCGGCCAACAGCCTAGCAAACTGCGTCTCCTGCTCCTTCTTGACCCTATATAGCACGTTGCTAAGCGTTGAGCCAAAACAAAACCTCCAAAACTTGGAAGTTCTGTCAGAGGCCAACTCCAGCAAGCGCCGAACCACGCCAAATTCTCTTAGGTCTCCTAGCAGATCCATCTGAAGCAGCTGTGCTCTCACTTCCCATCCACCTGCTTATATACCCACAGACACACCCAACACATAAACACAGTTCAAAGATCAACACTTTTATTGCATACAATAAACACACTTAAGTCAGCTTAGGGCGTTTCATGGACAGGTCCAAAGGTTGCGTCTGTTCTTCCTGCAGCAAGTCTTCAATTTGTTCAACTGCGCACCGTCTGCCTGAGACTCTGACCGCCACGGGTTTAAAAATGCCAACTGGAACCACAGCCCCCAAAGTGCAAGGAGAATTAGCAGCCCCTGATCTATCTCCTTCCCCTTCCACGTCGGACACGTCACCTAGAAATAATGACACATAATAAGTCACAAAGCACTTCAACGAATCCCCTACCGTACGCCAATGAAAACACTTTACTTACTGTATACAAAATCGCTGGTAAGGCGCAGATAACACAGAGCACATAGAGTCTCAGGATTTCCGCTGGCATTTCTATGAAAAGCACAGGCACGGCAGCCATGACCAGGATGTTCTGGACAGTCTAATACAAGTTCATTTTTCATTGCCGACTCACAGCCGTCTCCCCCTGTCTGTTCCGTTTCAGAATCGCTAGAAGGCAGACATTCCTCGTAGCATTTCAAGTCCAGTTCCTCTCCCCGTCTGCTCTCTTCACTGCTGTGAGAACCCTCCTCAGCCGCCTCAAACAGACATTCAGGGAACATACTGTTTACCGCGTCCTCGTTGGGATCTTGCGGTGGATCCACTTCCACATCGAAAAGATCATGAAGCGACGGAGGCGAAGCCACAGGCGAGTTGGGAACATCCAGCAGATCTGTATTAAGCAGCTCATCTGAGTTCCGGGCCGTCTCGCTGCAGAAAACACCGTACATCTCGGGAACCAGCCTCATCGCGGCAGCGCGGAGGAGAAAACTCTACTCGCCGGCACTCAAGAGTGGCCTCTTGATGATCTGACAGCGTTTAAATACCCAGCGAAAACGCTGAGGAGTACAATAAATGGGACCTTTGAGCCTTCTCGTGGTACTGCCACGTAGCGAAACCTCCCCGTCAGCGCCCAAAGTTCACTGCTGATCAGCAGAAATTCCGCCCAGTCATAAAAAGTACATATTAACCTCAACTTCCTCATTACCCGGTTTTCGCGCCAAATTACACAAAACTTACAAGTATACGCCCAAATTACCCAACTTCCGGTATAAAACCTCCTTCCGCATACGTAAAAACTAAGCGCCTCCCCACTCCCGCCCCGCCCTCGCGCCACCCCGCGTCACCCCACGTCACCGCACGTCACCCCGGCCCCGCCTCGCTCCTCCCCGCTCATTATCATATTGGCACGTTTCCAGAATAAGGTATATTATTGATGATG